GCGACGGTCGGTATCACTGGGCCGCGCTCGCTCGTTCGGTTCACAGTGCGAAAACATCGCGCTGGTGTAGTGGCAGCGGTATTCGGCTGGACGCACTCCGATCAGGAAGGATCAGCCACCGCACCGTTGATGTACGCATTCAACGGGACGTGGAACAACACGTCTGCCCTTATCACTTCGGTGACGCTGGAAAGCGGTGGTGCTGGAACCTTGAGCTCCAATACTTGGCTGGGATGCTACGGTGCGCGGACGTTGGGTTAACCACTTAGAGGATTGCGATGACTACTATCACATTCTCCAACAACCCTGAGTTGGATCTGGAAGCGGTGCTCGCTGCCATTCGCGTGCGCATCCCGGAGCCTCGACCAATCGATCTCGTAGCGGATAGTCATACACTTTTCAAGGTCGATCTGCCGGACGCGTCCCAGGGCGAGGCCGATCTGGTTCAGGCTGACCTGATCGCGCAGTTCCCGGCGGCAACAACTTCGGCACTCGAGCCTCACGTGCTTTGTCTGCTTGCGCCTGGTTCTACGGCGTTCACGTGGACCAACATGCCAGCTGCGCTCACCGAATTTCTCGGCCTGACGATCCATCGTCAGGGAGGCTCGCTGCAAAAGATAGAGGAAGTGCGGCTGGTGGCCAACGTGATCGTAGTGGGACAAGCCGGTGGCGTACTACGCGCACAGTGGTCCACAGGTGGAGCCTTCGCTGATTTCGCCACAAACGGCGCACAGATTCCGATCGACTCGACAGGCTTCAAGCGTAGTGCGTGGGTCTCCATCCCCACAGCAGCGCGTGGGGACTGCGCTCTGCGAATCGTCGGCGTGGGCGGCAATGGTGTTCTCGATCCTCAGTTCGGCGTGGTCTTGATCGAAGGAAGATGAACTGATGCCGCAAGCTGCGCGACCAACCTCAACAGTCTCGAGCAGCAACGCGACGGCGGTAGGGGCCGCGACGTTGCATGAGGCGACCGACGAGGTGGTGCGCAATGACGCCGACTACGCGCACCTTATTGCTCCTGGTCTTGGCAGCGCGAACGCCGAGCTAATGCTCAGCGCTGTGAACGATCCCGGTGTGCACACTGGCCATGTAATTCACGCGGTTATCGCTAACGTAACCACCCATGTCGTTACGCATGGGATCGAATTGAAGCAGGGCTCAACCGTGATCAAGTCTTGGGACCCAGAGACCATCACAAATGGTCAGGGCTTCACTGAATACACGGTCGAGCTGTCAGAGGCAGAAGCGGCGAACATCACCAACTACTCCGACCTTCGCATACGACCGTCCTACACTTCAGGTGGTAGTGGAGAATACAAATACTCGCAACTTTTCCTGGAAGTACCGGACGTTCCGGTTACGCTCTCCATCAAAGGAGTGTTCGATCCGGACCTTGTGCCAAAGGCTTGGTGGTAGATGGATCTTCTTCTTGAAGGATGGTTCGACAAAGACCTGATCGAGTTCAGCACTGGTATCACTGCCAGCGTTGGACAAGTCGTAGAGACCGATCTTGCTCAGGCGATCGCCGTAGCTCCGAAACGTCGACTTGTTCTTCAAGTGACCGAGACTGATCTATCTCAGCTACTTACTCGACTCAAGAGAAAAACTCTTGGACAGATCTCTGAGGCTGATACGTCTCAAACGATGACCTCGCTCAAGCGTCGATCGATGGCTCAGACGATCGAGACTGACCTGGCGCAGGTGATGGGTCGATTGAAGGTGAAAGGAATTCTGCAAGTCATTGGCACGAGCTTGGCGCAGCCAATGACCTCACGCAAGCAAAAGCTACTGGGTCAATCGTCAGAGACCGATTCGGTGTTCACCATCACGTATATCGCTCCTGCCGCGGTCATCAACATGGTGTTCGAGATTGACCTCTCGCAGACGTTCACGCGTCTCAAATCGAGAATCCTCGGGCAGACCACTGAAGCTGACACGGTGACGGCTTTGCTGAAGCTGAAGCGACGCGCAATTGGTCAGCTGACGGAAACGGATCTTTCCCAGGCCATGACGCGCGTGAAATCGCGTACGGTCGGCCAGGTTTCGACGTCTGAACTGGCGCAGTCGCTCGCGCGGCGTAAGCTGAAGCTGCTGTTGCAAGCGTCCGAGACAGACCAAGCACAGAGCTTTGGCGTCGTCGCAGGCAAAACGATCGCAATGGTCTTCGAGACTGACCTTTCCCAACTGATGGCTCATGCGAAGCGAAAAGCTTTCGCGCAGTCGATCGAAGCTGACCTGGCGCAGACGATCGCCGCAGGCCGTCGCCGTGCTTTCGCACAGGCGAGCGAGACTGATACACCACAGGTGATGACCCATCGCAAGACGAAGACACTAGGTCAATCGATCGAGACGGATCTGGCGCAACTCATGCACTGGGCACGTCGTCGTCTCGTCACAATGGTCACTGAGACTGATCTGGCGCAAGTGATGACGCGTGTGAAGCGACGCACGCTCGGGCAGGCTTCAGAGCTTGATTCTACATTCGTGTGGCAGCACTTCAAGCAGCGCGTCTTCGCTCAAGCATTAGAGACTGATGAAGCTCGGGCTTGGGGACGCTTCAAGGTCAAGGCTTTTGGTCAGGCTGAGGAACTTGACGTTGCCAATGGTCTCTTCCAATTTCTGTTTGAAGACTGGTCGGACGAGCGCACCTTCATTGTCGTTGTTGAGAATCGACACTTTGCGATCGCTGCTGAACGACGAGGCTACATCATTGCAGCTGAGGATCGAATGGTTGTTGTCCCTCCGATGCAGCGCTCGATCGTGGTGCCCACTGAAGATCCTGAGCTTGACGTACCTGTTGAGGATCGAACCTACGAGGTGGAGCAATAGATGGCCTACTGGAACGTCGAGAATCCTGACAAGCCCTGGGGCAAGTTCGACCCCAATGCCAAGTTGAGCATTCCATTCGACTGGACCGAATGGCTCGCTGATCTAGGTGTCGCTTACGCTTCTCATCAGATCCTGGTCGAAGCTCCCCTCGAGGTAGTTGGAAGCACACATTCGGCTGGGATCATCGCAGCCTTCATTCAGGTTCAAGATGGCCAGTCGGTTCAACTGAACAAGAAGTACTTTGTAACCTGCCGCATCGTCACTGATGGCAATCCGCCTCACCAGGACGATCGGACGGTCTTCCTCAAGATGGTCGAACGCTAATGGCACTGATCGTTGAAGATGGGACTGGACTCCCAAACGCCGAAAGCTACGCGAGCGTGGCTGAGGCTGATGCTCACTTCTCGGCGCGAGGCAGCGAAGCGTGGGACAACGTCGAGAACAAGGAAGCAGCTCTGCGTCTGGCGACTGACTACATGCTTCAGACCTACTCGGGCCGCTGGAAGGGAACGCGCAAGACTTCAACTCAGGCGCTCGACTGGCCTCGCTACAACGTGCCTCTTGAAGATGATCCTGCCTGGCTGACTCTACTCTCTTCATCGATCGTGCCAGCTCAGGTCAAGAAAGCTACGATCGAGCTGGCACTGATCACCACAGCTGGTGCGCTGGTTCCGAACCTGGAGCGCGCTCAAGCGAGTGTCAGCGTGGGTGAAATCTCGGTCACCTATGAAGGCAGCTCGAGCCAGCTGCCGCGCTATCCCATGATCGACATGATCCTCTCTCCACTGCTGGCGTCTAGTGGTTTCACAAGGCAGCTGGTTAGAACGTGATGGCTTCCTTCAACTACGCGCCTCTCGCTTCGACTTCTGGTCGACTACTCCAGGAGTTCGGCCGCCAGGTCAAGCTGCGTCGGAAGGGCATCGCCAATTATGATCCGACGACTTCCAAGGACGTGAGCGGATCGACCCCAACTGAAGTCTCTGTCTATATGGCCTTCTTCGACTTCGGAGAAGGTGTTCGTGAAGAACGTGGCAACTTGGTCGAAGTCGGCGACAAGCGAGCGTTGATGGATCCGAAGGTGGAGCCCAAGTCTGAAGACCAGGTGGTCGACAAGGATGGCACGGTCTGGTCGATCGTCAGCATTGGCAAGGTCGCCCCAGGGTTGACGACCGTTCTCTATAGGCTTCATCTACGCCATGGATAACACCTTCTCCATCCAGGTTGGAAACTGGGCTGCCAAGACCAAGGAGAAGATGCATACGGTCGTGCGCAAAGTCGTGCTCGACATCAGCACTCGACTGGTGGAGCGATCGCCAGTGAAGACAGGACGCTTCCGCGCCAACTGGCAGTATGCCTACAGTGGAGCTCCACGCTACCACACTGAGGATGTCGATCCCAGTGGTCAAGCTACCATCAGCCGAATCGCAGCGTTGATTGGATCAGATCCAGCTGGACGAGTCCACACGATCGTCAACAATCTTCCGTATGCCATCCCTCTTGAGCAGGGGTGGTCTAAGCAGGCTCCCTATGGAATGGTTGGCCTGACCGTCCTCGAGTTCGAAGCGATTGTGGATGGAGCAGCTGACGAGGTGAAGAATCAATGAGCCGTCCTCAGATCAGAATCGCTCTCGAGCAGCGGTTGAATCAAATGTCTCCTGCAATTGATACAGCGTGGGAGAACAAGACGTTCAAGCCACGTTCGGACCAGCCATACCAGCGTGTCCATCTGCTGCCAGCCACGCCTGAAGGACCTGAGATGAGCTCCTTCGTCCGAGAGATTGGATTGTTCCAGATTACGCTCATGTATCCTGGCGATGGTGGACCAGGGGAGGCTGAAGCCCGTGCGGAGCTGATTCGTCTTCACTTTCCAAAGGGTCTCGGTCTTACGGTCGGCGGCATCACGACGACGATCAGTGGTTCAATGCAGAAACTTCGGGGCGACAACGATGGCGATCGGTGGGCGCTTCCTGTTCGTATCCCCTACTTCGCCAACATCTCATGAAGGAGAACTAGTACTATGCCAACCATCGCACAAGGCACTCGCAAGATCACTGTCCTGAAGAAGCAGACCGGAATCGGCGTTCCAGCCACTGGCTCAGGAGGCCAGATCCTCCGCCGGCGCACTTCGGTCTTCAACGCCCCACGCGAGACGTTCGAGAGCGACGAGATCGTCTCCCATCACCAGTCGACTGGCATTGGCTATGGCATGAAGAGCGCCAACGGCAAGATTGAAGGTCTGCTCTCGGCTGGCACTTACGCCACGCCTCTGGCGGCGCTGCTCGAGCGGCTCTTTGCAGCGGTCACTGCTATCACAGGCGTCAGCCTAACGACGGCTGGTACGGGACCGTACACTCTCACGCGTGCGGCTGGATCCTGGCTGACCGATGGCGTCAAGATCGGCGACGTGATTCGCACCAGCGCAGCCGGCAACGCGAACAACATCAACAAGAACCTGTGGGTGGTCGGTGTCACGGCTCTGGTACTCACAGTTATCGTTCTGAACGGAACGACCCTGACGGCGGAAGGTCCAATCGCTGCTGTCACGATCACAGTCATTGGCAAGAAGACCTTCGCACCGATGACGGGCCACACGAGCGAGTACTTCACCGTGGAGGAGTGGTACGCCGACCTGGCTCGATCGGAGCTGTTCACAGACATGCGCTTCTCCCAAGCCGCGATCGGCCTGCCGGCATCCGGCAACTCGACCATCTCTCTCGATCTGGTCGGTCTCGATCGCTCCTTGTCGGCTGTGCAGCAGCTCACCACGCCAACGGCCGAGACTCTGACTGGCGTCATGCCGTCCGTCAACGGTCTGCTGTACCTCAACGGCGTGCAGCAATCGGTCGTCACTGGCGTTCAGTTCACGATCGGCAACAATGCTGCCAACGTCGGCGCGGTGGTCGGATCGAAGAACTCGCCCGATGTCGCTCGTGGCCGCATCCGCGTCTCGGGATCGTTCACAGCCATGTTCGACAGCGTCACCATCCAGTCGATCTACGATGGTGAATCCGCGGTCGCACTGCAGACCGTGGTCGCCGCCGACAAGACCGCGACTTCGGACTTCATGTCGTGGGTCCTCGGTCGCATCAAGCTGACCGGCGACGCGCCCGATGACGGCGAGAAGGGAATCGTTCGGACGTATCCCTTCACCGCGGAAATCAACGGGTCCGGTGGAGCGGCCCTGGCCTATGACCAGACGATTCTCAGCGTCCAGGACAGCGCGGCCTAAATGCTTCTAAGTCCCCTCCAGCCCAGCCGAAACGTGCGCATACTTCCCTCTCCTTGGGGCGGGCGGCTCGGCTGGTGTCTGGAGGGTTTATCAACCCAAGGAGAGTACTATGACTCAGGAAATCGATCTTTCTGCATTCGATGTTTCAACCGGAGCCGAGAAGGGCGCTAAGCTCTTCCTACGCGACAAGCACGGCCGCCAGACGGAGGAGTGGATCGAGCTGCTCGGTGCCGACAGCAAGGACTACCAGGCGCGCGCCGCGCAGCAGAACCAAGCGCGCCTCGATCGTATCTCACAGCGTGTCAGTCGCATCAACGAGAACGAGATCCTCACGGAGCAGATCGAGCGTCTCGCCGTGGCGACCAAGGACTGGAGCTTCAAGACCAGGGATGGTCAGAAGCTCGAGGTGAACGCGAAGAACGCGATCAACATCTACATCAACTCGCCGTTGATCCGCGAGCAGGCCGAGTTCTTCGTGCAGAACCGCGCAAATTTTATGCAGGCCTGATCGGGAGCTATGGAGACCCCGAGATACCTGATCATGGCCT